CTAGAGAAAGTATCTTTAAACTTCTCTGACGGGGGAATTTCCTTAGAGTAAGCAATAACACCCTTAAACATCAATAAGGTAGGTTCGACAGTAGAACTTTCTTCTGGTTCTTCCTCTTCCCTCAGCATTACCTTGCTTACGATACTACCATCATCCTTCATAGATAAATGGTTGTACACCAAAATCTTACCTAAAGGGTCACGAAGAACGAATGTTACAAAATGTTCACCATTCAAAGCCAAATACTCTAAAATTGTCCGAATGTTTGTACCAAGCTCCGATATACCCTCAACTAACCTAACAGCTCTCATAATAAAACCTTCAATAATCTTCTACTAACTAGGGAAGTTTTCTATCATTCCCTCTAATATTTTAATAATGTGAGACATTACTCCATCAAACATTTCTTCATCCCTAAGACGAGAAGTAACCTCTTGTAAAAGTTTTAATATTAAAATCTCCTCGTCACCAAGATCTGGGAAATTCTTTATACTTACATTAGGCACCTCTTCAAAGTAAATAATACCACTAGGGCAAACTAAATAAATATACTTATAAGATTCCTTAACTTTCTTAGCCCAAATAAGAGCTTTTTCTAAGTCTTGTTTACCACCCTTATGCTTGTGACGTATTACATACTTAGAAACTACCCCTAGAGGGTAAGGAAAGAGACTTTGAATGGCAAAATCCCAAGCTTCAATCTTATTTTGCATATACCGTTCTGGATTTACTAGTTCTTCGTCTTTTACGAATTTTTCTTTCATGATTACCTCCACTTCGTTAGTAAGCAAGATACTTCTTACTCCTCCAACATTGTTGCATCGAAGATAAAAGCCTTCTTAGTACCGTTTAAAGTATCACTTTCGCAGTTTCCTACCCTCTGCCACACTCATTGTAGGTTCATACCTATTCATAGAAACATTAGTAGAAATACTTGCTAAGAACTTTAGAAAGTTTTCTTGCTCCTTAGTACAGATAACATTAAATACCGTTGAAGCTTCTGGGTGATTCAGCTTGACGCACATTGTTGACTTATAATTGTCTTTGTCTTTCATATCTATAACCCACTCTTTCCAATAGAAAAGCAAGTAGTCTTCAGAGCAAACTACCTACAACTTAAAATTAAGATTTCCACAAGTACCAAGCCTGATAATACCACTCCGTAGCTTCTTTAGAAAAGTCTGTCCTTCCATACATACCCCAACCGTAATCCGGACGGATAAGAAAAGGAATCTTAGATTTATTAGGCAAAATCAATTCTGCATAATATGCATACTCTTCTGAATCTCCTGTTAGTCGAACACGCAAATTTACGCTAACTTCTCTTGCCTTATTGTTAAACCAATGTACCCTGCGTTTTACGTCTGAGTAGGTAGTTATAATTTCACTACCTCTATAACCATTATTCATTACAATGTATTGCCTTTGCATATAAGCCTCCTAAAACTTCTTATCATGATTTAGAGTTATCCAAATCTAAATATTCCTTCTTGAATTCATTAAACTTACCATCTAACCGTACCTCATAGGACAGAGAACCTAAGTATGAGTACTCTTTATCTAGTAACTCTATTAGCCTTTTTACTAATTTAGGATACCCATCAAATAATAGTGACCAAAAATTGTCATTATTAGGTAAGCTCATCCAACTAGAGAAGTTACTCCAAAAGCGAACCTTGGATTCATTCAATAGAACCTCTATCGCCATAGTACCCTTATCAACGAATTCATAAACGTCACGGTTCTCATTACCTTCTTGCCTACTTCCTTCAAAATACTGCATACCCAAAAACTCAAGCAAATCAGATAAAGTACCTTCAGTTAATAGACAATCTAACCTATTATGGTAGCTTTGTAAAGTTATTTGTTCCAAGAAGGTTCCCTCCCTTTGCGACTAGTAGCCATTCTTTTTGTATAGAGCATAATATCTGAATAAAGGTTAGGTTTAATTACATTAAAACTTTCTGTAACTAATGCAAAACTTTTAGTAGTCTTAATACCCTTAGATACTAATTTCTCTAGAGAGGAACTTCGTACTAAGTACTTACTGTCTTCCTGTACTTTTCCTACATTTAATTCTGTAAAGGAGTAGTCTGAAACTGTTTGGTTGTCAAAAGATACCCTATACCCAAGAGAAAGATAATACTTTTAAGGCTTAGGTTTCATACCTAGTTTCGCAAGAAATCCACCCTTGGCTACCACCTCTCCATATACGGCTAAAGATACACGAACAACTCCATCAGAGCTACGATGTGCAGAGTCAAGACTAACCTTATCTACACTTAACCTATGTGTATCAAAATCATAAGTTTTTGCTGGATTCACAAATACTGGATTCACAATTACCATCTAGAATACCACCTCTCTTAAAATTATGTACCTTGTAGGACTCGAACCTACGGTGACTCGGTTATGAGCCGAGGGCTTTAACCAACTAAGCTAAAGGTACAAATAGAAAAGGTAGGACGCTTTAGACATCTTCACCATGACTCTTACACGTATTAAATACATCCTACCCTAGTAGCTAACTACTATATTAAGATTTTACCAAATTAGATAAGCTAATTCAACTTAATTTAAGACTATAATGTTAACGATTCTTTTTCTATGTACTCTAACCTTCTTAATGAATTTCTTGTAATTACAAAGAATACATCCATAGGTATAGGAGATATAGGCTATTTAGAGTTAAATCTAAGAGAATCATAAGGAAAACGTTGCAAATACCTTAATAACCCATGACCTTGTAGAAATGACCACATATCTTTAACAAAAGGCTCAACTTCTTTTAATTTCAGTAAAGAGTCACCAATCCTATGAGAAGTAACAGAAACCTCAAAGCCATGATATATTGCTATTTTCTTTAAAATAATCTCTAAAATTAGATGCAGATTAGTATAAACTATTCTAGGGTCTTTATAGGGCATCCTAGCTAAAGAGTTATACATACTAGTTAGTTGGGAGTGAGATAAATAGTCTGTAAATAAGAGTTGCTTCTTATTTCTAGCAGACGCAATCATACAAGCACCTCTTCGTAATACCCCAAGGTTTCCTTGTCATCACTCAACCCATACCTAGAACCCACTGGAGTGAAAGAAACATTAATACCAGTCTCTTTAGTAAACCTATCTATGGAATCACCTAGCAAACCACCACCTAAAAAGGGGTTATCCATCTTGTCTGGGTAAATTAAGTGAACCCAGTTTTCCTTTTCATTATAAAAACCGAGGACTCCCTTTTTAGTATAACTACCATGTTCTGGAAATAATAATTTCATTACAAAATCCTCCTTTATATACTAATATTTTAACAAAATGGAAAAAGAAAAGCAAACAGACTGAAAAGCCAACTTGCCACTAAATCTAAGCTAAATACTTGACTTATCTTTATTTTTGTTCCTTCTTACAAAGAACAAATCCTAGACCTAACACAATAGCTGAAAAAACTGCCAATAAACCGAAGATTTTACCTCTTTCATATAACACCTCACCTAATTTGTTCCAACTTTAACCTAACAATAACCTTATCCTTATAGTCAGTACGCTCAATATCACGCTGTAAACGATAAGAGATGTAATGCTCTGCAATGTGAAGGTACCCCTCAGATAGCAGTTTCTCTTCTACCAAAGCCTGTATCATAGAAATAGTAACTACTTCTGTTTCGCTTTCTAATAGCTGTGCTTCAATACTTCGAGCGATACGATATAAGGTATTAGCTAAGTCGTCATTTACTGCATAAACTGAACGTGCTGCCTTATACATTGCATTATAAATTTTAATTGCGTCGAAGTCGACTTTTGTTCCGTTACGTTTGATTACTTTCATATACTCTCTTCTTTCTTGCGTTGCTATGCCCTACACTGAACAATGTAGTTTAGAAAATACACCACCTCAGCAGTCTGAATAGCTGGGGGACAATCCTCTAAAGTGTATTCTACTACAACTGAACCACAATTAAGGTCGAAATATACTCTCTCAACTGTAGCTTTGCGAGTATTGAAACTCTGTAATAACCATACAGAACCAATACCTATTTTATTCTTCCAGTAAGAAACACGCTGTTCTATAGAAACTTCTGACATTTAGATACCCCTTAACATTTTAAGCTTTCTAAATACTTATAGTTTATTTGAAAGACTTCTAATCCTATAATGATAAGCTATATAGAAGGTCTACCACACTACTATAATATTTATTTTAACACTTACTAAAGTTTAAAGCAAGGTAATCTCGCCTAGTTTTCTAACTTCTTAGATTCTGTGAAAGCACGACCTAAGCATAAGACTAATAAATCGCTTGCATTAACCACATACTTTGGTAGAATAACTCCTTGAATATAAAATACCCCCTGCAACGAGGGGAATAATAAATAATATAAAGTCTTAGTTTAACTTACCTTACATTTAATATTTCTAACTAACGCTTCCTCAATAGAGGATAGAGGGAAAGTAAAGCACCAATAACCATCAAGACCAAAGCTAATGGCTCTAGTATATTCCCAAAACCTAGCCTACCCAATAAAACTAAAACTAGACAAGATAACACTGCATAAGCTAAGTTGAACACCATTGCTGAATTAATCTGCTTTTCAGATAATTGAGCGTAGTACATGAACTCAGAGGTGTGCTTCATGAAAAATAAGTATCCCGTCAAACTAAACCAAAACAACCCTATAATAATCATTTGCCATCCCCTAACCCTTGTTAACGTACCCCAGAGCTTCCATTATTTACCTTCTTTCCTAACCCACAATTCTTTCGTCTTCTTTTCTAGAAGTTCCTTATACTCTTCATCTGAGATTTGTAAGAACCCCCTCAGACTAGCTGAAAAATCAATGAACAAATCATAAACCTCATACATACCTAATTTATGAAGTTTATAGAACTCATGCTCTAACTTCTCAAGACTATCTATATTAGTAGATATAGTTACCGACTTAGACCACGGAGTTCCAAAAAGAAGAGTAATATCTTTATAAGTAACAGTAACTTTTAACTTACCTTCCACATCTTTATCTATAACAACATGCAATTCGGGATCTGAACCTTCAAAACTGTCTACATTACGGCAAACTAGTTTAGTCTTAAAGGAAGAACGTTCCTCACAAACCAACTCATATCTACTGTTTTCCTTCCTATAAAGAACACCACGTCTAGAGTAATACCCATTTACGTACTTTTCTAAAACATCTAAATTTACTGAAAAACAAGTTAAACGTAACTTGTGAGTACTTAAAGAGTCAAAAGTAATTTCTTTATTTCTTCTAAAACACTTAAACATCTACTACCCCTAAACTAGTACCCATCTCAAAGCTCCAAGGAGTTGTCTTAGCTGTGCATACCCGTAGCTAGGGCGGTCATAGTAAGCAAACACCGTTAACTCCACTAAACCAAGCATACCCATCAACAATAACGATTGCTGAACTGGGTAGTTTAAAGAGCTGACTACGTTATAAACAATAACATAACACATAGACATAACAATCTTGTAAAAAGCTTTCCTAACCATGTACTTATTTAGTTGCCTAAATTTATCCTCATAAAACTTGTCTAAAGCAACTCTAACAATTAGTGCAACTGCATAGTTCATTCCCAACCTAAAGATAGATACACAACCAAGAATAAGCATTACTGTACTAAATTCCATTTTCTTCTTTCTCCTTATCTAGGGCAATTGCACGTTTATAAGATCTAGGTGTAGTTATCCTAAAAACCTCTTCAAAAGTATAAGTCATTAGTTGACGAAAACCTGTCTTTTCTTTATGATTAAAAGAAAATAAGATAATCAATACCTGAAGATAACTTACAATAAACAAGATAAGAGAAACATCCTCGCAGACCAATTTAAAAATCGTCATCTGCACCAAGGTTGAGAGATACCCCAAGCCTGTTGCTAGTACCCATTCAATCAGTATAGCTGGGTATAACACCTTAAACTTACTTTTCATTGAAATCATTACCACTACCTTCTTTCTCTTTTTCCATTTCCACAAGCTTCTCAAGTGATTCTAAGATTTTAGCAATATAACTGTTAAACTTCTCTTCATTATCTAAGTAGAATGTTAACATTTGAGCGTGCTGTAGAATCAAAAGCTGTTCCCATGAGAGATCTGGGAAGTTAGTTTCATCTACAAAAGGTACACTCTTAAAGTATTCAATCCTAGTAAGCTCCCTAGGTCTACATAACCTAATATACTGATAAGACTGACTAGCCTTCTTTGCCCAGTTAATTGCCTTCTCTAAGTCCTGTAACCCACCCTTATGTTTATAACGAATCACATACTCAACTACCGTAGCGATAGTGTGAGGTAATAGGGATTGCACAGTGAAATCCCAAGACTCAATCTTGTTCTTTGTATAACGTTCTGGATGAACCAATTCTTCACCCTTTACAAACTTTTCTGACATCTTATACCCCCTAAGCGTTCCTACAAACCTCAGCAATAAGCTGACTCATAGGTGTAACTTTATACTTCTCAGTACAGTAAATATCATAATGGCGTGGCATTGTGTACTTCAAGAAACGTTTAAACCCTGCATTAGTGCTAGGAAAATCGCTCTTGCGAAGATATACCCCATCAGACCAAAAAGGAAACCTACCTGAATTCCTAAAACGAGCAAACTCACCGATAAGAGAAATCCAACGAGTATATACCAACTCGGTCTGAGCATCTACCTCAATAGGAGTTCCGTCATATTTCGTATATTTAGCCATTATACCATCTCCAATTCTCGTTCAGTAAGACAAACCTCTGCGAAAAGTTCATCCATAACATGAATAATTGAACCATCCTGTTTGATGTATTTAGTAATTAGGTTAGTGTTTGTCATAAAATACCCTTTCCTGACTAGATTGAACGCATAAATCTTTCTTATCTTCCCTTTCAACAAACATACTATACAAGAAGTAACAAGTACCGTATTTTTCTGTAAAATCATCTAGTACTTTAACTAAAATTTTCCCTAACTTAAGGGCAGTAAAACTACTAGCTGTACCTGTAACTATAAGGGAATATAAATATTCACCTTTTCTGTAGCACGGCTGATTTACTAGACTTACCCCATGAATAGGTACAAAAGACACAGAGATAAGCTCATCCAAATAACTTCCTTCCTTTACTAGCATGAATTTGAAAATATCAGCCATAACATTACAATTAGTACCCTTTTGGGAACTGATATTAGCTAGTAAACTTACGTTGAAATTGTTCATAAAATACCCCACGAGATAACCCATACTAATAGTTTACCAAACTCTTAGTACAGTTACAAACTCAATTAAAGGAGAAAACACAACTAAGAGGAAACCCAGTTGTGTACTTTTAAAGATAAAAGGAAAGACTTAGTCTAACCCTTATTGATGTAACGTGTACCGTTACTAGAGATAAACTTACAATAATCCTCAGTAACCATCCACTGAACAATAGGAGCTCCCAAAGTGCTAGAGACATGACGGAATAACTTCTCTACGTTATTTTTAAGAACCTTGTCTTCCAAGAGAGTTAAAGAACCTCTCGGACTGCAACTAGACAAACCTGAAACCCTAGTACCAACAATAGATAATACCCACTGGTCTTTAATGTAAAAATTTACCGTTCCATTTACCCAATCTTTCAAGTTACTACCTATGGTAATAGGAGTATCTTCCGAATTCCCAGACCTGATATAATAGTCCGACTCCTTAAGTAAGCGAACTGCTAATTCCCTAAGTTTACCATAAGCTTCTTGTTTATACCTATAGTAAGGTTTTACTACTCTATCTGTCATTTAACATACCCCTTTAATACTCCCCACGCTTAACTAGCTGAGAATAAACCAACTCGTCTAGTTTATAAGTGTCATCATCTACATCTGGACAGTAAGTACCACAGTGCTCACACTCAATCTCACAACCTGAACGAAGGTCGCTCTCATTATGTTCACCACACTCTTCGCAATACCAAGAGAAAGCTGAAAAGTGATTATCAGCAGATAATAGCTCAGAAGTCTCAATCTGCTTAGCTAGTTCTTCAGACTCAAGCATCTTAATAGCTTGGCTTTGTTCTATAGATAATAATTTAATATTTTCTGTCATGGTTTACCCCTCTATCCTACAAACCCTTAAAATTTCCAATTCGGAAGTGGTTTGTCTAAACGTGTTTCAGAAAGCACCTCAATTAGACGGTCACCTAGCATTTCTTTAGGTTTACCGAATTTATTTACCTTTGGGAAGTAAACTCTTTGATACAGAACCTCACTTACAGTAAGATACGAATATAGAGATAGCAAACCACTCCCCTGTAACAATTCAATTGTGTCTTCTAACGACTTCTTAGATTTAATGACTATTGGACTTCTCGACATACTGACAGTTGGCTGACCATTAACTTGAGGAGCTAAACTACCATAATAAATAAGAGGTACACTACCTGCCATACCAAAGTCTTCACTTGGTCTAGAAAATAAGAGATAACCCTTCTTTGTTTTTGGTTCTCCTTGTTGTTGAACATACTGTTGTACCATATATACCTACCTAATTTCTCTAACTTCTAAAGCAACATTCCTATTCCAAGCAAATAAGCGTTGTGCCTGAGCTTCCGCATTTGACTTAGTATTCCAAACTCTAATCTCATTTACATTGTGAGTAAGTTGAAAGTTATACCCTTTCCTTCTTCGATCGTAAGATAAGTTAGATACATACTTTCCACTAAATGGATGATATAAAGCAAATCTCTTCATAAATACCCCTCAAGACTTTCCTACTGAAAGCAATATATTCCATAAACTGTTGTACTCCTAAGTAAGCCAAACAGACCCAATACCAATCTTATCTTGCCAATATTTTACAATTTGATCAATACGCACTAGAAAGCCCTTCCTAAAATCTTAGCCGACCAAGTACCCCATGCGTTGTAGTAGTCATAGTGTAAATTCTCTACAAAGTTATCTACCATACCCCACTGTAGGTTTGCATAGATAAGAAAACGCTCCTCTAGAACACCACTTCTAAAGATTGCATAATACGCATATGGTTCAGAACTACCAGTCAATTTTATGGAAATCCTGGCATCTCTATTCTCTGGTAATGAGTTAAATTTCTTTACATAATTCTTTAAATCAGCAAAATATAAATCCCTATTTCTACCATAACCTACTTGACGGACAAATGACCTTTTCATTAACCAAAACTCCTTTAAACTAAATATACACCCTACTGGAATCGAACCAGTATTAAAGGATTAGAAGTCCTCTGTCATATCCATTAGACCAAGGGTGCTAAAGGGGGTAAATACCCCCACGGGAGGGAGTTATAAGCTAGTATTACCGAACTAACTTATGTAACTATTATACCAAAGTCTTAAGATAGTTACAAACTCCTTAAAGCACAAAAGATAGCTAGGTTCTAACCTAACTACCAAGCACACCTTTTCGATGTTAATATAGACAACTAATTTGTTTTACTTCCAGTAACGATAAACCGTGTGGGCATCTACATTTTGCTCACCGATAAAGGTTTTAGCTGAGAAGTCAGTTCCTTCAGGTAGCTGATACCCATAAGAGTCAAAGTCGTAAACACGACGATTGATGTTATTTAAAGAGTATCGTGATTCATCGTGAATAACTGATGCGTCTTTCTTAGCTTCCCAATAACGAACGATGCTACCATCACTACGTTTGTACTCCCATTTGAAGTTGAACAGTTCAAAGTTAGTGTTGTAGCTTAGGTGATTACCATCAACTGTGGTGTTTTCGATGTAATCGTTATTATCGCCACCCACACCGTAACGGTTATAAGAGGTGCTCGGATTGTAATAAACATCCGCTTTAACAGATTCAACTACTGAGAGAGCTGAGACAGTTAATACACCTAGAGCTACAGTTGAAAGAATACGTTTCGACATGCTTTTGATTTTCATTGAAATCCTCCATTATAAGAAATCTGCTTCAAGGTGCTTAAAGCACGCCTGAAGAAAAGTTATTTTAAGTTAGAAGATTTTCTAACCTAATAATATTATTTTAACATACTACCCTACTAAAAACAACTTAATTCAAGCTAGATTTTGAACCATTGCTAGACACATCTTCATAGCATCAGTAAAAGGGTCAGTAAATGTTGGCTTTCTTTTGCACCAACTATGCATACGCTTTAGTAACCATTGAGTTGCTTCGTCTTTATTGTCAAATAGGAAAGACTTACTTTGGTCTTCATAAGGTTCACCGATAAAGATTAAAATGTAAGGGTTTGATACCCCTTCTTGTTTAACGGTTACTTTGTTATACATCTCGTTAGATTTGACGCTTGACCAAGAATAAATGGCATCATAAGTTCCAATCTCAATAGATACCCCTAGAGCTAGCATCTTAGAGACGTCTGCGAACTCCATTTTAGAATCTTCACGCTTACTTAATACAGGGTGGAGCTCTTGGAGTTTATACAATCTATATCTCCAGTAGTTTGCTCTTTTAGACGCTTGTTTCTTTGTTTCTTCTTTCATAATTACCCATTTGACTTAAGTCCCCTTCGCTTTCGCATATCGTAACCAACGTGAGCCTGCTCTGAAAGCTAATTCATTTTCATTTCCATACCATTCTTCAACGGCACACTTGAAGTACCAAGCAATACTTATGCCTTCACCGTATCTGAAAATATCTTTTTCAGCTTTGAATAAGATAAGCCACTCTTCTTTGGTGATTGCATTACGAATATTCAATTTACTTGACGACTTCACTTCACCTGAAGCAGTACTGATAACCAATAACGTATGACCACGCCAGCTAATTTCAAGTTCATCAGCAGTCATTTCACCTCTCTCATGGTACACTTCCAGTTCTTCCCTAACAATGTTTGGATATTGTTTTGGAACATTCGCCTCTGTTAGAAGTTTCCACGCTAAATCTAAAATACTTTGAACGGCTTGTTGTTTGTACTTGAAGTACGGTTTTGTTTTAGTTGCCATATAAATCCTTTCTAATCCCAATCAGCAAATATACCAAGCCAACTCACACTCCCAACATAGTTGAGATTCATAAATACGTTAATTTTCCGATTCGGATACTTATCCAAACATTCTTTTGCTAACTTTTTGTAATCAGTCATCTGAACTCCTTACTTAATTGCAGACACAATGTTTACAATAAATCCTAAAGTCATCAGAACGCTTACTGATACCCAAGCTGTCATTGCAAGTTTAAATCCGAGGTTGTTCTCTTTCATAAATATCTCCTTAACAGTCAAATCATCATCTACTTCCATACTGTAGTTTCTCCTGAAACTGAATGCAACAAATCAGTTAGATACCCACTATAGATAATGGCAAGGACTAAGATTGTTGCAACTACGATAAAAATTGTATAGAATTTAAAATCATCTTTGAACGCCTCTGATTCAAATCGTTGCTTTAAATTTTCCACTATTTGCTCCTTTCTTTATAAACTACCAACCCCCTATTTTAAGACATAAGGGCTGATACCCCCATAGTAAGTTAGGTCCCCTTCACTCGCATAAGCTACCACGGATAATGTAGTATCGCTATTAAAGTAAGATACCTGAGAAGAATAACAGTTAGCTACAAAGCTATGCAAAGTCTTAGGTATTACTTCACCCACCCTAGCCAACTCGTAGAACCTCTTAAGTATAAACGAGAACTCTGACGCAGTTAGTTTAACCTTATTAGGTCTTTGACCGTTTCCTGAGTTTACTAATACAACCCATTCCTCAGAATCTAATAAAATCTGAAGCAGCTGGGCAGAGCGTCTGGAACCTGTTATAGTAACATTCAAGAGCCTAGGTGAGAAATCTTTTTGAAACTTGGTTGTTAAGCTAAACATAAGACTAGATTCCTCATTCATTGCTTTAGTTGCCTTATATAGAGGAGATACCCTTTCTAGAATCGGAATTAGAAAGTCTACCAACTCCTGATAAGCTACTCTTTTGTAGGAGTAATAGGGTTTAACGACAGTCTTTAACACTTCACCGCTATATTTCATGAAATCACCTCATAAACCTTATCGAAATTAACATGTTTGACTGGATAATACTCACCCTCAACACCCCTAATTAAAACTTCTGTAGGGTACAGTTTTTCAACTCCTTCAAGAGTATTTATGGAGATATACCCTTGTTCCTTAATTTCTTCAATCAACTCACTTCGTTGAAGAAAGGACAAAGGTTCAGACAGATTAGCTCGATACCCCACAAAGCCTAGTACTTCGATAACGTCTTTTTCATTTAAGGACTTAAATTCCACACACTCTACTTCATAGACCCTCTTAACAAATGTATTAACAGTATTAGGAACTCTGATATACGTCTTTAGAAAAATCTCATGGTCGATAGCCCAAAAGCATTTATCTGTATTGGACTCAAAAATAACCCAATTCCCATACTTTAAAGCAATCTCCCCACGTTCTTTCTGGATATAAATTGTTTTGTCGACTTCGTCATATCGAACGGGTTCATTCTCGTTAGTTCTCAGTAGCTTTAAAAACTCACCTAAATCTATATTATGATTGTAATGGATTGCCATTACTTCAATAGGTTTCTTCCTTGCTTTCATTTTTACTCCTTTACGTAATTTAGATTTTTATTTAATCAAATACCTCTAGTTAGCCCATAGGAGAAATATAATTCGGTTCCCAACCACTGCACTGTACCTACAATAGCTCCAACTGCGAAAATAGACTCAAATCCAAGTTGTAAGTAATGTAAGAATAACCACAGTAAGATAGGCGTCAACACTACAGTTGGAATCGCATAAATAAGCTGAGCAATCTTATTTAAATCGTTACGGTAGGAACGACTAACTGAAAGCCACATATAATATCTTAATTTTGTAACAATCTCAACTGGTAAGAAAAACCAAATTACTGGTGATATAATTCCATAATATATCGACTCTGGTAACCAAGATAAGCCAAAGTATGCTATAAAATACAACATCATGATTGATAGTAGTGCTCCGATTGTAGCTTTTCTAAAGATAAATTTATTGTCCTTATAAGGAAGTGGTTCATCTAAACCAACATTCCTTGATACATGGCTATTTAGCAAACCTGCCATAGAGTCAACCCAACCCTCCGGTAACATCATTAGATTTGCAATCCAGTACTTAATAGCTGCATAAATAGGATTAATAGAAATAGTTAACCCGACACCAATAATGGCTGAAACTCTCGGTGCTAACTTTCTAACTAACTCCCACTTTACCAATTTCCAATAAGATTTGACATCTTTCCAAGAGAATTCAAAACCCTTAGAGAAGAAATGCGGTATTGGTTGTTTCCATAAGAACCAATAAAGAGGGATAGCATTAGTTACTATATTCACGATTAGAGCTGTATTTATACCCAACCCTAAAATGTGAGTCGTAAAAAAGATGCCGATTAACATAGACCATGCAATAGAATGGTCTAAAAGAGTTGCCTCCTTACTCCTACCCCTAGTTCTCAGATAAGTTGGAATGAAAGTTGCCCACGGTGCTGCAATTAAAATAGATAGGATTGATAGTTGAAAATAAGGTATGTAGAATGGTAAATCTGCGAATGATACCCCTAATATGAGTAGTAGTTTAGGTAGAAACATAAAACTTCCAATAGCTGAAGGTAACAACATTAGGTAGAACAAGTATATATGGTTTTTGACCACTTTAGATTCTATACTTAGCCCATACTTTTCAATCAATTTAGGTAGAGTCGCTGTCATTGAAGTTTTAGTTGCATAGTAGGTTGAGGACAGAACTACCCAAAATGCATCATTTACTCCAAATAAGACAGTGATTCTTTCTACAAGACCTTTATCGGCTAAAAGACTGAAACATAGTACCCAACCTATTTCAATTGCATTATCAGCTAATGAACCGATAAATGCATGGTAGAGCATCTGTGTTAGCTTTTGATGAGTCCAAGGTTTATTTGTTGACATTAGA